TGCATAAAAATAAAGAAGTCTTCAACCCGCACAAAATCAGTATTAACAGCGGAATAGCGCCAGAATACAGCGGCCACCGTTTTTCTATTGCCCCTATGCTGGATAGGACTCACTAGTATATAAAAACAATGAGTTATGATTTCATGGTGTCCTATTGGTGTCCCGATACTGAAAATAATGCTCACTTTCCCCTGCTGATTCCTATAGTCCCCAAATGGGATAAATGCTTGCAAAAGTCCCACTATGGGACTATGATAAAACTCATGAAGATAATCTCAGTTGCTCCATTAAGGGAATTTTGGGCGGTTTATCCCGATGCAGAACAACCGCTAACCAGTTGGGTTGACGAGGTTAAAAAAGCGAACTGGAAGACGCCAGCAGAGATTAAGGTGCACTACGGCTCAGCCAGCATCCTCAAGAATAACCGCGTTGTATTTAACATTAAGGGGAATGATTACAGGTTGATCGTTTCGATTTTCTATCCCCCTGGGTGGGTTTACGTAAAGTTTATCGGGACCCACAAAGAATATGACGCTGTAGATGCAAACACTGTGGAGTTAAGACGATGATCATCAAACCAATCCGAACTGAGGAAGACTACCAGGCGGCTCTTGATGTCGTTTCCCCTATGTTCGATAACCAACCGGAAATTGGCTCCCCTGAATTTGATTACATGGAAGTTATGGTGCTGCTTATCGAAGCATACGAGAATGAGCATTATCCAATATCTCCGCCAGACCCGATTGAAGCCATAAAATTCAGGATGGATCAGCAGGGTCTTACGGTTAAGGATTTGGAACCAGCAATTGGTAAATCTAATCGGGTTTATGAGGTTCTGTCAGGGAAACGCGGCTTGAGCCTCGCGATGATCCGTAATCTTCATAATCAGTTTGGTATTCCGCTTCAGAGCCTCATTGGGGTGTAAACTAACAGCCCCCTTTTGACAGGCATAAAAAAAAGGGGTGACCTCTCGGCCACCCCTTTTCAAAGCATTTTTTCCAACTCTTCCTTGGCTTCCTTCCTTCGCTTGTCTATAAATTCAGCCAGGTCCGTAACATGGATCATCCTGGGTGATTTCTGGCTCTCACCGATCCGAAACGTTGGTATCGGCAGTTCACCGCAGTTAGCCTTTTTATCGGCAGTAGAAGGGCGCATACCCAGATAGCGTTCAGCGACAGCAGCGAGAGGGATCGTTGATGTCTCGAACTCCGCCATAAGCAGAAATACTGTGTTCATTCTATTCTCCCGCTGATGTCGCAGCATTATTATGCTGTGTGAGGAGCCATCAACCGCTGGTGGATTGCTGAAACGTATCTGGCTTGATGGATAGCATCAGCCAATGCATTGTGGCGTTCGCCGTCGAATGGTATTGCTTGCTTGGGGTCAAAACCTAACTGTCGGCCCAGATGTACCATTGTTCGGACGTCCAAATCGTTAAACCACTCCCAGCAAGGCTTGATGTTGCATCGCTCGAACGCGCCGCGCAGGATCACGTTATCGAAACTGGCTCCGTTACCCCACACCATCAACTTGCGCGTATTCTCAACGTTCTGGGTTACAAAGCTGATCAGCTCATTCAAAGCCTTTTTAACTGGAATAGCATCTTCAGATGTGATCGCTGCGCGGGCTTCTGTGCTCTGCTGCATCCACCAGAGAATAGTTTTACCATCTACGCCACCGCCAACTGCCATATCGCTATCCAGCTTAACGGTAACGGAAAGTTCAGCGCCAAGTTCGCCAGTACGTGGTTCAAAGAAAACCGCACCGATAGCCACTATCGCCGCATCGGGTTTATTGCTCATAGTTTCAAGGTCAATCATTAAATGGTTCATTGTGCTATTCATGCACTTTCTCCTGTTTTGGCGCTGCTTCAAGCATCGCTGCCCATGCGGCTAACAATTGCGAAATACCATCCATATATACATCACCAGCGGTAAGCATTTCATCAGTAGGCTCTACCGGCACCAGTCGCCACCCGTCCGGGGCGCTGGGTGCTGTCGGGGTGGTGTAGACAGGTACGTTACAATCATCGGATTTAGTCGGCCATACGCGGAAAACAGCTCGAGCATCCATCACCTCCAGCAGGGCGCGGGCCATGTGACGCATCTCATACGCAGATAATGTAGTGACATAGCTGCATTGAGACATCTCTTTCAGCCTTTCCCGGCTCAGGGTTGTGATTTGATTAGTCATCGTTGCCACCCTCCACGGTGAAACCCTGTTCTCGAAGCATCGCTATCACTTCGTCGGCATAATCGAATTGAGCGGGATGCTTTATCTTCGGCAACGTAATCGGCTTGCAGCCAAGCGCTTTGGCCTTCTCACGCATCCAGTTTGCTCCAGCAACCCAGTTATCTTCTTCCTGCCAAGTTCCTTGGTAAAAGCGTGGCACATCAGAGCTATCAACTTCAGGCGGCAACGCTGACGGCTGGGCGTCGATATTGGACAAACCTTCCATGAACCACACAGTGTGGTCTATGTCATTCGCGCAGGGCTTCATTGCACCATCTTTAACTTTTCGCCAGAACGCAATAAAGTGTTCCAAGTTAGCAAGTTCTTTTGGTGGCTCCCCCACTGCTTTGTCGCGCCTTGCGATTTCGGCCTCTGCTGTCTCTGCTCTTAGCCGCCATTCACGCATAGAGTCCATCGCGTCGATAGTGATACCACCCTCGCGCTCTGCTTCGGATTGCAACTCAGCAACGCGCTGCTGTGCCTCAAGACGCAAGCGGTCACACCCGCCTAGCTGGGTGCTGAGGTTCTGCGATTCTCTGTCAAGACGCACACACTCCGCATGGACGGCTTCCAGTTGATTGAAAAGCGCGACTACATCTTTTGGCTCGATATAAGTAATGAAATTACTATAAGCCGCATGTAGGTCTACTGAAGCGCACATGGAATCGCAACGCTCGGCTAACTCTTTAAGCTTATTCAGGTCGCTCATGGCTTCACCTCCCCATAAATAGCTGCCTGTTCAATTAATTCTTTGGCGTCAACGATAAAGGTGTGAACAGTTTCCATGCCGCCGACTTTACCGCCCACAAGACGATGCCCTGTATCATCATCTCCGATGCAAAGTGAGAGGCCACCGGACTGACTGCGGCAAACCTCAATCTTCACCTTTCCTTTTTCGAGTTTGCTCATGGCTGCTCTCCCGCGCGAAGTTTGGCGGCGAAGCTGCGTAACTCTCTCTCAGCTAAAAGAGCTGAATCCGTGGGGCAAGTCGTGTCGCTTAGGCCGCGCTTTAGATCGCTTAGCTTTTTATCGGAAAGATTGAAAATCGCGTATGCAATGTTATTTGCGGAGTACAGCATCACATCACGTGCATTCTCTTTCTCAGCAGCCAGCTGCTGCACCTGCTCTTGCAGCGCGGCAACGATAGCCGAGTGGTCTTCAAGCAAAACATATTTGCCTTTCGACGCGGGAACCGCATCTTTAAATCCTTGCACGCCATAACGCTGAATATCTGTCATTTTGACAGCTTTTATCGGTTCATCCGGCACAGCAACCGGGGCGTGCCGGGTGAATAGCTCCTGTACTTCGTAACCCGGAGAACGATTCACCCCCTGAGGGTCTTCCGCATTGCAATACTTCCAATCACCAACCCAAGGATGTCCGGCGCTATCTGTTTTATCGGGCTTGGTAAAACGGTAGCGATATGCTGCAACTTCCTGTTCCCGAAGCGCCTCCAGCTCTTTTTCTGCCGAAGCCATCTTTCGCTCAGCAACCGCCACTCTTGCGCCAAACCTGCCGCACTGCTGGGCCAACTCCTGATTTTGTCTACAGGCCGATTCCAGAGAGGCTTTGAGTCCATCAATCAGCGACTTCTTAGCCTCCAACTCTTCCTCACTCGACTTCAGCGCCTCGACCGCTTCTGTTAGCATCGAATCCAGCCGGGCAATCCGCGCCGCCTGGTCAGCAAATTTACGGGCCAAATAATCTGGTATTTCCTCGTTTACACGCAGGTCACCGGGAAGGCACTTTCCCTTCAGAATCCCGCGCATTTCTTCAGATGTAATTGTCATGCTGCTGACTCCTTCATAAACACAATCCAGTGAGTTTTATCGGCCTTGCCAGTGCGCTGCCAGATTGTCGGAACCTGGTCTGTGAGGGCGATTATCTGGCTGATGGGTATCTGCGTCTCATTCCACTTGAAGATTAGGGTGCCTTGTGTCCGCAGCACGCGGAATGCTTCAGCAAACCCTTGCCTGATGTCGTCTTGCCACGTATCGCGGTTCAGCCGTCCATACTTTTTACCCATCCACGCCTTTTCGCCCACATTGACAAGATGAGGCGGGTCAAACACAACTTGTGAAAATGAGTTATCAGCGAACGGTAGATAGCGGAAATCTGAAATAATGTCCGGCGCGATATGCAGCGCCCGGCCATCACAGAGCGTATGCGATTCACTGCGGATGTCAGTAAAGACAGCGCGCGGATCGGACTTGTTCAACCAGAACATTCTGGAGCCGCAGCACATATCGAGAATAGGGCGCTCACGCATGGCCGCCTCCCTGCTCACCTTCAACTTCAACTTCTGCCAATCTCAACTTAATGACAGGAATCAGCGCACGGTAAATATCACCGTGCTGGTTGTCGCTGTGCGTGTTGTTAACAGCTGATTCAAACTCGTCGATCGTTCCTGAAAAGCAGTCATGGCGAACCATAATGGTGTTGTCTTTTTGCCGAAATGCACTCAGGAAACCATTTTCTGAACCGATTGGCCCAATAGTGATCCAGTGCGCATTGCCGGACACCCGCGCATCGCCGTACACCCGCGCATTGCCGTACACCCGCGCATCGCCGTACACCCGCGCATTGCCGGACACCCATGCATTGCCGGACTGATCCAGATTTTTCTCTGACTCTACCCAGCCACCCAAATCGCCGGTATAAACATCACCAAATGAAATAAGGGCACGGATACGGAATAACTTTCTGCCGAAAAACTCTTTTGATAATTCTGCTACAAGTTCAAACTTTTTCATTTTGACACCTCACCGGCGCGGAGTTCGTTAAAGCGTTGCATGAACCTGACCAGCGCCTGACGTGGCGAAAGAGGGGCAATAAACATTGGGGCTGGGTCAATACCATCAAGGATCGGCCAGGGTGTGCCATCATCAAGACCAAATTCCCGGCGTTCTGTCGCCAGCATGACCAGATCGGCATGCTTAACAGGTTCAGACATAGCTGGTGGAAGATTAAACTTCCAGGCAATCACCATCTCTACGTTGCTGATAATGGCCCGGTAATCTGGCAGAAGAGATTTCAGCGGTGAATTGATGTCGCTGCAGTATGCTTCAGCCGCGTCATGGAGAAGGGCCTCCAGCGCATATTCAGGCGGCACCAGTTCACTAACCAGCACTGAATGCTGAGCAACGCTGTAAAATTCCGGCACATGGCCGGTGAAGCGGCAAATATTCGACAATGCGGTGGCTATGTCTTCGATGCAGATGGATTCCGGCTGAATGTCGCGGAAATTAAAATGTTTGCCTGTGATTGTGGTGATCCAGCTCATTTATTTGACCTCTGTATCGGCTTTTATTCCCTGACGGTATTCGGCCAGGATGCGATTAATCTCTTCAGCGGTGCCAGCTGTCAGGATCAGGCAATCGCCGTTGCTGCTGCTGAAAATCGAGTCACATAGCAGTTCCAGCACACGCCGGGCTTTACCTGCGTTGAACTGAGGTTTAGCGATACTCTTTGTAATTTTCGTTTTCCCGGCATCTTCAGCCTTTTTCATTAACCGGGCGGCTTCGCGATCAGCATAAACACCGTGTTCGCGTGAGATATTTATTGCCAGCGCATAATTCAGTGAGCCAGAGCGCACCAGGCTTTTTAGATAGGGAGAACACTCATTAAGCTGGATATGCTGGAGAACATCGGATTCTGAGCGTTTGACCTTTTTGGCTATTTCCGCGTTAGTGAATCCCTGATTCTGCATGCGCATATAACCCATGCCGCGCTCCAGCGGGGTAAGTGCAAGCCCCTGGGAGCTGGTGATCATGAATGCGATTTTATCGGCTTCGCTACCAACAAAATCCTTACACTCAAGTCGAATAATTTCGTGCCCCATCTCAACGGCCGCCAGCGCCCCATAATAACGATGGTGTCCGTCAATGACTTTCACCCCTCGTTCCGTAACTTCAACGGCTAAAGGGGGGAGATATTCTCCGGCGATAAAAGCGTCGCGGAATTCTTCAACGTGGGGCTGGTTTAACTCACGAACGTTGTAACCTTCCTCGGCATATATTTCCGCGAGGGGAACCATGAATGTTTTTTTAGTCGTGAGCCCTGAATCTTTATTGTTATAAAGCTGGCCTAAGCTTGCCATTGTCTTTCTCCTGAAAATAAATGCTTTGCTATGCGCCACCTCAGGCGGCGCATAAAACAACACTCAGCTGGTGGATCAGACTGAGCCTTCAAAGACCGGAACGTCAGATAACTGGTTTTCTAAATCAGTGACGATTTCCTGAAATGCGTGCTCAACAATTTTTGATGGTTCGATCAGCTCAAACCAAAGCGCCAGCTGACCATCACGCAGGCGGTATCGAATACGTGCATCAACCTGATAGGGTTCGCCGTTATGGAATGGCGCAATTGCCAGGCTAATTTTTTCCGGCATGGAGGTATTGCCCGCACCTGATTTTTCGTCGCTGTAGGACATCTGGAAAGTACCATCCTGCAGGCGACGCACTGATTTGAACTCAGCTTTGCGTGTTTCCTGAAACGCGAGGACCATTTCAAGCAGCGCTGTACCAGAAGGACCTGGGTAATCGTCGCTGACAGGTGCAATATTCTGGATATGGTTTTCAAGAAACTCAGCAAAGTCAGTCTGCCCCATCGCTTTTTTGTCGCGTCCAGCCCACTCTTTCCAGTCTTCGGATAAGGGGCAGTCATAGACAGCTTTATGATCTCCCCAGTTCGCCGCTGCGGCTGATTCGTGGTAATCCAGAACGGCGACGATTTTGGTGTTTTCTTTGTCAGCAAAGACCACTGAACGCTCGTCTTTGAATTTTGTGATGTAGGCGATCAGGGAAGATGGAGAGATAAGACGCACACGTTGACGAATACGGGAGGGCGAGAGCTGGTGGCCCTCCAATGATTCAACGCAATAGTTTTCTGGTAAAGCAATTGCAGGGATTTCTGTTTTTGGCACAAGGCTGATCGCTGTCAGATCACGAATTTCTGACACGACAGTGCTTTCAATATCTTTCATTGAATATTCCTTTCAGGTTGTTGAAAAAATTTTGTTTGGGAATTACTGGCTGGTTTGCAATTTGATGGGTGCTGCCTGGGCTGGTTTATCGATAACGCGCAAATCAAGTTGAGTCTGGCTCGGATCGTCGCGTAACAAATCGCCGTCAGCGTTGGAAAACATAATCGTGTCTGCGCGGTCCAGTTCCGGGATAGTTCGTGAAACTTTCGGCGTTAACTTCATCGTGTTTTCATCACGTGTATTCAGCATTGCGCAGTTCAGCGTTAACGTTACCGCGCCTTTTTTACCCGTCTCACGCACGGCCTTAATTACTTCTGCCAGAGCTTCAGTTAATTCAGCGTCAAGAGTGCCACGGTTGATATAAGCCAGTTGCTGGCTGAATGGAGTGCATTTATTTTCAGACATGGAGTTTCCTTTTCAGAGTGGATTACCTTTCTGCGTCAGGAGCCTGCCAATCCAGCTCTTACGCAAAACTGTAATGATTTTGGGTTTACGAACGGCCTGCACACCACGTGTAACGCGCATGAGGTCGGTAAAGGTCGGGTTTGATTTGAACATGGTAGGTCTCCGTAAAAAGGCGTCCGGCAGGAATCGAACCCGCACACGGGCTGGAGAGGCCAGCGCATCACCTGATCGGACACATAAAAAAGGGCGGTTACCCGTCAGAACATTATCTTCACTCCTCCTGTTGGATTGGTTTGAAGACCGGATAACCGCCAAAACTACACACAGTCATGGATGATTGCCCATTACGCCGGGCCAGCGTTACCCTGGTGAGGCAATTAGAAGGGCACTGCCTGAACGTGCTGCTGAGCTATACCCTCGCCAGCACACAGAACCCTTCCTGTTGCCGCAATCATTATCGATTTAGTGATTGCTGCCTGCTTTTAACCACATCAGGCGAGGTGGCCCCTGTTATTCCCCAACAACAAGGATTCGGTTAATATGAGTGACCCCAACAGCAAAACGGAAATGGAGCTTCATGACGCGCTCAGAAGTATTAACTCAGTGCCTTTTAAATACCGGTTGTGGTCTTACTGAAAAAGATATCCGGCATGGAATTATTCAAACTTTCGCTGAAGAATTTCCAGATGAGGATTACGACGACAAAATTTAAATAGTCAGCTGCAACGGCGCTGTCGGTATTCATGCATTGAATGAGAGCACCGTTAACCCTGAGCTCAACAAAGCGGTTATCAAATTTCCTCCCCTCTAACGCTGAGGCATCTTCTTGACTAATTTTCATGCTTCACTTCCTCGTAAATGGTTGTCTTTTGTTTAAACGGAATTTGGTGATGACGCGCTGCGCCGCTGATCTCCGCAGTTGCGCTTTTTCACGCTGCAATTCGCGCCATCGCAAAATTCTTCTCTGATGTGCACACCGCCAAACACATAGTTTTTTCCTCCGTAATCATTACGTATGCCGTATTGCCGATGTTCTGGTCCGCCACGGTTCCGACGCATGGTTTAGAGTCGCGCCGTTCGACTGATGGTTAAAATCTAAATTAACTTAGAATAATAATCAAGAAGAAAACCTAAATAATTTTAGATTTTCCGCGAAAGGAGGGTTAGGAAGGAGGGGGTTAGTTACGCATATTGCGGCGGTGTTCAACAACTACACCGATGATAGATATGGGTTCAAGTGCGGAATGTAACGTTTCATAATCTGCGTTCAACGGGATTAATTCAAAAACATCTTCACCTTCCTGAGATCGTCCTCGTGACCTAAATTTCTTGAATGTTGCTTGATCTGAACCGTTCGAAGCTATTACGAAATCGCCAGGGTTAGGTGCCAAGTCAGGGTCGACAACAATAGTGTCACCTTCTTTGAACTCAGGCTCCATAGATTTACCTCTGACTTTCAAAGCGAAAGTACCCATTGAATGAAGTTCGGTCGTCAAAAGATATTCTGTGGTGCCTTCCGGCGTCTGAGCCTCGCTTTCGCTGGTCCATAAACCTGCCTGCACCCAACTGATGATTGGCACTTGCATTGCCCCTAAAGAAGACGGTGACACATTTGAAGCGTCCTCTTTGCCAGTGAGCAGGTAGTTTTCACTTACGCCGAAATATCGAGCAAGCTTAGTGAGAGACAATCCCCCAGGTTTGTTCTGATCCTTCTCCCAATAACCGATCGTTACGTCAGATACACCTACCAGTTTTGCCAACTGAACTTGTGTAAGTTTTCGCTCTTTTCTCAGCGCCAGCAAGCGCGAACCAAATGAACCCACAATCATCTTCCCTTGTAATAAACCTAAATTATTTTAGTTTTTATTGACCAAAATTAAGTTAGGTAATAGTATCTAAAAAAATTTAGGAGAAACGTGCATGACTACGACTGAGCTTGAACAGTTTTTTGGTACGCCGAATAAGGCCGCCGAATTTTTTGGCGTTTCGCCGGAGGCTTTTTATCAATGGAGAAAAAGGCCTGGTGGCCTAATCCCGAAAGGTAAAGCAGCAGAGGCTGCATTACGCACAAATGGCAAATTGATATTCCGCCCCGAAATTTACGCCAAGAATACCCATTCTAAGGCGTAACCAAAACTACCAAAGAAAAAACAAAGAGGTAGGTACATGAATTACGAGTTTTTTGAGCGTTTAAACCGACAGGTTCCGGGGTCAGTGAAAATTGATCGCGATAATTCGACGGTGACGCTAATTGGCTGGACGTTAGAAGAATTTAATGAACCCGGTCAGAAGCAGAACAGTGCCAAGCAGATTGAAGAAACGACCAGCGGGTTTAACTGTTCTCATCCTGAAAGTGAAAACTCGTTCCCTAAACACATTTTCTTGGTAGATGGCCGTTTTAAGAGGGTGATTAATCCACTCTCCTATTCCGACAGAGACACATCCAAGTGCGATGAGGCCTGTTGCCTTAGCCGGGTAAGCGGGAAACAAGCCTGCGCCAGCGAGAAGGAAAACGAAGCTGCCGAGGGCGATAAGAACCTTGTACCAGTGGTCAAGAGCAAGCTTAGAAAGTGGATTTTGCATGTTCGGGAATTCCTGTTCTCACCAATCGGCAAATGATAGCCCTGAACTCAAGGATTACAAAGTGATGACAGACATCAAAGCAGTAGTGAACGCCATGTGCAAGGCGATTCCCGGAGGTCAGGGAGCGATGGCTGGTGCGCTTGGAATGACTCTTACCACATTCAGAAACAACCTGTACGAGAAAAACGGCTGCCGGTTCTTTGAAATCCATGAACTTGAAGCGATGGAAGACCTCTCTGACACAAACCTGTTGGCAGATTACTTCGCCCGTCGACGCGGTGCATTGCTGGTGGATGTACCGAAATTCGAAGACCTGGATCAAGTCGAGCTTTTCAGCAAAGCCGTGAAGACAGCGGCGATGCGTGGGCATGTTGATCAGGTCATTCAGCAGGCGCTGGAAGATGGGGTAATTGACGACGCTGAAGCCAGTGAAATTGCTCGTTATCACCGCAAGCATCTTGCTGCACGTGACGAAGAGGTTAAGGCGATTCTGGCTGTGTTTGGACGTACGCGGAAGCCCATCAAGTGACGCGGCAGCCAGTGTTCTCAGGAGGCCCATAACGTGTCGTAAGTGCCATGAGGGTTACACATGCATTCAGAAGAGTATGCAAACACAGTCATGCCCACAGCATTTGCTCGTGAGGACAGGGCATGGATACAGGAACAACTCGCACAGCTCCCCCTGGGCATGCGGGGAAAAATCGCATCAGCGTATGCGCAGGCGTACCAGGAGGCGTTCGATGCAGAGCTGGTTTCATTCCGACAGGAGAACGCAGCGCGGAGAACGGCAAACAAGCGGCTACGGGAGTTTTGCCAGCGTTACAGCCCGGCGATCCGGGGATACACAGTAAAACCGCCAACAGTACGGTAATTCGAACTTAAACGGCCAGACGTTTAGACGGCCAGATGTTTTTTTGAATGGGGGAGAGGGGAAGGGTAAGAGGGGGGTAAGGGGGGAGATCGGGTTGGGGTGTGGGGGCAGGAACAGCTTTTCCAGAGAAGGTGATCTTAAAGGGATCACCATTGAGTGACCGCCGACAGACGTTTAGACGGCTAAATAAAAATAATCATTTCAGGAGGGGCAATGCTCAGTATTCAACCACGCGAAAAGCAGGTCGTCGCATTGAACATGTTACGAGCGGCCTGGAAACAATACGGTTCATTCATGATGTATGCGCCGGTTGGTTTCGGGAAAACTGCAATTGCAGCGCTGATAGCACATGGATTTGTCACGCGGCAGATGCGCGTAATGTTTGTTGCCCCGTATACCGTCCTGTTGGACCAGACCGCAAAGCGTTTCATTGAGTACGGCCTGCCCGCTGAAGAAATCAGTTACGTCTGGTGCGATCACCCATCATACAACCCTAATTGCCTGATCCAGATTGCATCAGCAGATACGCTTATCCGCCGCAAATTCCCGGATAATATCGACCTGCTGATCATCGATGAGGCCCACCTCAAGCGCAAAAAGCTTCTGGAAGTAATTTCCTATTTGACCAATGAAACTGATGTGAAGGTATTGGGTCTGTCAGGCACTCCCTTTGCAAAGTTTCTGGGAAATTACTATCACAAGCTGATCAAGCCTACGACGATGAAAGAGCTGATCCAGATTGGTGCCCTCAGCAAATATGAATTTTACGCCCCCTCACATCCGGACCTTTCCAAAGTAAAAACGTCTGTCCAGGCAGGTTACGGCTCCGACTACAACGAAGAGCAGATCGGCCAGATCATGAGCGAGGCTAAATTGGTCGGCGACATCGTGAATAACTGGCTGGAGAACGGCGAGAACAGACCCACTATTTGTTTTTGCGTCAACGTAGCTCACGCCAACTTCGTAACGGTCGAATTTACCCGTGCCGGGGTGGCAGTAGAGGTCATGACAGCAAGCACACCTCATGACGAGCGCCAGCTGACGATCCGCAGATTTGAGCAGGGCATAACAAAAATCATCGTTAACGTCGGCGTGCTGGTGGCCGGGTTCGACAGTGATGTACGTTGCATCATCTTTGCCCGCCCCACCAAATCGCAGATGCGCTGGATTCAAATCCTCGGGCGTGGTCTGCGCCCTGCACCTGGAAAAGACCATTGCCTGATCTTCGATCACAGCGGCACGGTTAATAAGCTGGGTTATCCGGATGATATTGAATATGACTACCTGCCAGCAGATTCAGACGGCATGGAAGATGCCCCTGCCCGCGTTGAACGTGTCGATGAGCCAGAGCGTTTGCCAAAAGAATGCACCCAGTGCCACTACGTGAAGCCAGTCGGCGTGTACATCTGCCCGATGTGTGGATTCAAACCGCTGGCCGGGGAGGATTTCGAAACTGACCGCAGCCGTAAATTAACCAAAGTTAAAAAGAGCCAGACCACGTTCACTACTGAGCAAAAACAAAGCTGGTGGTCGCAAATTCTCTATTACCAGCGTTCCCGAAGTGCCCAGGGTAAACCCGTCAGCGATGGATGGTGCGCTCACACCTACCGCCAGAAATTTCTGGTGTGGCCTAAAGGGCTTCACCGTACCCCGCAGGAACTGACCCCAGAGGTCAGCAATTTTATCAAGTCAAAGCAGATCGCATACGCGAGAGGCAAACAGAAGCAGGAAGGTAACGCAGCATGAATACAAAACAAGCCGCTATTGGTCGTTGGGGTGAAATATTTGAGTATTACCAGTTACCGGCCATCACAGGCAAAAACCATTTCAAAGGTGCCTGTCCGCTGTGTGGGAAAAAGGGCAAGTATCGTTGTGATGATTACAACGGAACCGGCTCATACATTTGTGTGTGTGGATCAGGTGATGGCTGGGCGCTGCTGACCGCCGCCACTAAAAAGGATTTTAAGCAGTTGGCCGCAGAGGTTGACCAGCTGATCGGCAACACGTTTGAAGCCAGGCGTAATAATGGTCCTGTTGAAAAATCCCCGGTTGCGAAACAGCGGGAAGCGGTCAGCCGCAAATTTGCAAAACTGGTACATCTGAAAGATACCAGCGCAGATCGCTACCTGCAGGGGAGAGGAATTAACGTGCTTCCCCTTGATCAGGTCCGGTTCTGTGAAAAGCAAAAGGCAACGGGTGGTGAGTTCCAGTCTATCTATGCACTTGCTACGGACGACAAAGGGGAGCTGTGCTATCTGCACCGCACGCTTCTTGATGGGGATAAAAAAGCATCCACAGGCGGCGCAGCGAAAAAGATGTTGAAGCTTCAGAACGATAGCTATCTGGATCATGCCCGTTCGGTAGCCATTCGCATGTTTCCGCCAGCCAGCACACTCGGCATCGCAGAAGGGATAGAGACAGCGCTGTCAGCTCACCAGATCACTAAATGTAATACCTGGGCAACGCTGAACACCACATTTATGAAACGCTTCCGGGTTCCGCTGGGGGTAAAACACCTGATTATTTTTGCTGATGCCGATACGAACGCGGCAGGACACGCTGCAGCATTCGAATGTGCCAGGGCAAACCTGCATGAAAAAAACGACCTGTTGCAGGTATCTGTACGCTGGCCCCGCCGTGGTGATTTTAACAATCTGCTGGCAGATGGGTCGGAAGTCTATGAATGGACTTTTCAGAGGGGGACAGAACATTGAATCCTGCAATCAAAAAGACGCTGGCGCACCTGAAGGCCAACCCCGGATCAACGGTGGCACAAATTTGTAACGCGACAGGGGTGAACAAAAGAACCGTCCTGGACATTCTGAATGATCTGATGGCCGCCGCTGAGGTTGAAAAGGTTATCGCCACTGGCCTGATGTCCGTTTACTTTCTGCGAGTCACCTCTCGTCAGGACAACAGGCTTAACGCTGCCCGGCAGGCAGCACTGAGTCTGGAAAGCAAAAAGTTATGGAACCGTGCGGCCCGGCAATGGCTTGTTGCGTTCGATCTGGCCCGTCAGGTTCACGACAGGGAAGAGATAGCCCGCAGAAGAGAGAAGTGCATCAGCTATGGGAAGGCATTTATACCAGCGGGGTATTCCCAGTGAAAAAAACAAAGGCAAAGGTATACAAGGCCAAGAAGTGCGCCCAGTGCGGTAAAACCTTCACACCTGATCGCTATCTGCAAAAAGTATGTGGGCCACTGTGTGCGGTGAAATATCAACGAGAGACCCGGTTAAGAAAAACTGAGGCTGAAAGAAAGGACAAGTTAAAAATACGGAAAAAGTTTCTTCAGCCCAGAAGCTATTTCCTGAGCAAAGCCCAAACCGCTTTTAATGCATTTATACGTGAAAGGGACGAGGGAAAACCGTGTCCCAGTTGCGGAAATTATCATCCCCCAATGATATTCGGCGGTCAGTGGGATTGCGGGCATTACATGAGTGTTGGTGCTCGCCCTGAACTGAGATTTGAAGAAAAGAACGCATACCGCCAGTGCAAAAAGTGCAACGGTGGCTCAGGACGGTTTACTGCAAAAAACAAAACCGTACATGAGAGGTACAGGGAAACGCTACTTAAATGGTTTGGACCGCAGCTGGTGGAATGGCTTGAGGGGCCGCACGCTGCTCAGCATTACACGACAGATGAGCTTGAAGATATAGCCGCTAAATATCGCCGCAAGACGCGGGAACTGAAGAAGGAAAAGGCAGCATGATCACTTTAATGCTGGTGGTTTATTCATTCCTGGCGGGTATGACCGCTGAATACTGCCATGACCATCTGACCGAAAAAAATAAACTTGATGGCAGAATACTGACTGCGCTGGTGTGTGGCGTTATCTGGCCTTACACCCTCTGGAGGGCAAGATGATTTACCAGCTGATATATGCCGATCCTCCCTGGTCCTACGGAAACACTATCAGTAATGGCGCTGCCAATAATCATTACAGCACCATGACTATGACAGATCTATGTCGTGTGCCAGTCTGGAAGCTTGCAGCGGAGAATGCAGTCCTGGCGATGTGGTACACAGGTACACACAGCGAAGAGGCCCGCGAATTGGCTAAAGCCTGGGGTTTCACCGTCAGGACAATGAAAGGCTTAACTTGGGTGAAGCTGAACCAGTTGGCTGAACAGCGATTCAATAAGGCGCTGGTGGAGCAAACCCTTTTCGACTTTAACGATCTGCTGGAAATGCTCAACGCTGAAACGCGCATGAACGGCGGCAACCACACGCGCGCCAACACTGAAGACTTGCTGATTGCTACCTGCGGAACCGGGCTACTCCGCGCCAGCGCATCTGTAAAGCAGGTTATTTTCTCCTGCCTGGGTGAACACAGTGAGAAACCCGCAGAAGCGAGGTTTCGACTTGAGCAGCTTTATGGCGATGTCCGCCGTATTGAATTATTCGCCCGAAAAAGTGCTGACGGTTGGGACTGCTGGGGTAATCAGTGCGAGAGCGTTGTTGAGATGTTTCCGGGAACGTTTAACGAGGTGCGAAATAATGCGTGATATTCAGATGGTACTTGAACGTTATGGAGCATGGGCCGCCGTAGAGGGTGTCAGCGTCGATTATTCGGCTATTGCAGCCGGTTTTAAAGGGCTACTCCCATCAAGCAGCAAGAGCCGCCCATCATGCAGCGATAACGATGGAATGATTGTTGATGCCGCTATGGGTTGCCTGAAAAAGAAGGACGCGCATTTATATATGCTGCTGACCTGGTATTACGTCTTCACAACACCAGTTCGGGCTATAGGTGATCGTCTGGGCATATCACATACGCAGGTTCTAAAACGATTACAGTCAGCCGAAGGATTTATTGACGGGTGCCTTAGCATGCTGGGAACGCCGCTTGAAATGGATAAACAATGCACCAGAGAAAATATTTACCCACCAATGCCAAAAAAGGTTGTGGAATTCCAGAACGCACTTTAATCTGCTATGAGTTGCCACAACGCACTGACACATAATCATCGAAACCTCGCTATTTTGCGGGGTTTTTCGCTTTATTAGCCTCGGGCTGACGGGCCAGTTATTTATCGCGATAATGCGTCGGGGCAACTTACAACATATAGACGCCTAGCGGAGATGGGCTCCCGCACCATTTATTAATGGCTCACTTTTGTGGGCCTTTTTTATTTCAAACAGCAAGCCGCCATCATCCCGGTGGCGGGAACAGGCGTATGTCTCCAGAACAAGACCCAGGCTTTTGGGCCAACGTATTGCTATGGCTCTACAGCCACAAGACCGAATGGGGATATGCCGGAGTAGCGGGCATGTTTTCACTATTACGAAATGCATACGCAAAAAGCCCCTGGAGTAATCGTGTTCTTGACGCTGTGTCATGCAGCGCTCTGGCGTTCTTCGCTGCGCCGACGCTTCAGGTGATCGGGGCTGTATTCAACTGGAGCGTACCGGACGCAGCCGCACAGGTTTTTGCGGTGTACATCGGCTATGTGGGTAACGACTACATCAGCGAGAAATTACGTGGCTGGATAAGCCGCAAAGCAGGAGATACCAATGAAAGTCAGTAACGCAGGCGTTGACCTCATCAAGCGCTTTGAAGGGGTAAAACTCAAGGCATACAGAGACAGCGTTGGTATTCCCACTATTGGCTACGGTCACACTCATGCTGTGAAGGATGGCGATGTGATCACCGGCCAGCAGGCTGATGAGTTTCTTCGTGAGGATTTAGCTGTTGCCGAACTGGCGGTGAATACAAACGTCAGAGTGCCGATCAGTCAGGGCCAGTTTGATGCGATGGTCTCATTCGTGTTTAACCTCGGAGCCGGAAACTTCGTCAAATCCACGCTGCTGAAAAAGCTGAATGCTGGCGACTATGACGGTGCGTCCGCTGAGTTTGGGCGCTGGGTTCAGGCTGGGGGTAAAACCCTTCCAGGTCTCGTTAAGCGTCGGGCAGCAGAAAGGGAGATGTTTACAACATGACCCTCACAATCATCAACTTCTTCAAAAACTATTCTCCGGTCATTGTGGTGGGCCTCATCTGTGTAGCGCTGTGGGGTCTTCATGCCCGAAATTCTCAGCTGACGGCCACCAATGAGCGCCTGGAGCAGTTGTCGAACAGCAAAGACTCGCAGATTAACGATCTGCGCTCAAAGAACGATGACCTGGCGGATAGCGTAAAAGACCTGGTCACAGCAGTAAACCAACAGAATGCCGTCATGTCTCAGGTCACCGAGCAACGGGCAGTTACAGCACAGCAGAACAGGACTCTTCAGAATGAAATCAAGCGTTATCTCGCGGCGGATAAGTGTGCTGTTGCTCCTGTGCCCGCTGATGCTGTTGACCGGCTGCGCGACGCAGCAAAAGCCGCCAGTGGAGTACCGGACGGTAAAGCAGCCAGCGGTAAGCCTGCCATCGGAGCTGACAAGCCAAATTGACGTTCCTCCTGTGCCGGACACCATGACGTTCGGCGACAGCGTCCAGCTTAATGCTGAGCTGTTCGGCCTGCTGGGGCAATGCAACATCGACCGTAGAGGCATCCGACAGATTGAGGCATCACGCCAATGAGAGCGAACAACCTTGATAAAAAGCTGGTCTGGTAGTTCGTATTGCAGAGCATTCTTCCAAGGGTGCTCGATAATGCAGAATTAATTTACTGTCGCCCCGGCGGCGCCATACCCACTTTTCAGCAGGATATTCTTTATGAAGCAGATAGGCCTCAAAGACGTAATGAGTAACATGGTAATAAGCATGCGGGAGGATGGATTTATTATGAGTAGTGCAGCAGGAACCGCAAGGTACGATGCGTATGGCACAAGACGAACCGTTACAGGAATTCCGGAATATTTCCCAGTGTCACTGCACGTTGAGGACAGAACCCCAAAAGGCGACAGCTCTGTTGGCGGTAATATCAGCAAAGAAGTTCGCCAGTGGTCTGAGAAGTCTGAACAAGTGGCTGATGTTATTGATAAGCACTTGTATGATTTTCCTGAGATTGACCTGTCAAATCTTGATGGTAAGCGAGTTGCTATCCATCTGGGCACGAGATATACGGTGATATCGGGTCTCGTTAAACCTGATGCAATTCCCAGCATGTTGAAAATGAGAAAGTCTGATGGTGAATAATGATTATTACACCCGGCACGATAATCATCGGTGGTAACCAGACCGGGCTGCAGATACCCGGCGTTACATTACAGCCGCCGCTGATCGGGTGGATCAAAAGCCGCAGAGGTACAACGCTGGTTACGGTCAGCACATGGTAAAAGAGCCACGCATTTATAACAGCCGCTGGGACAAAGCCAGGCTGACATTTCTTAAATCCAATCCGCTTTGCAAGATATGCCTGAAGCAGAGCAGGGCAGAACCGGCAACCGTGGTTGATCACATCAAACCGCACAAGCTGAAAGAAGCACTGAAGGGTGGAGACGCTAAGCAGATAGCAGCCGCCCAGAAGCTGTTCTGGGACAAAAGCAACTGGCAAGGGCTGTGTAAGCAGCATCACGACTCGACTAAGCAGAGGGAAGAAAAGCGCGGCCACATCATAGGATGCGATGAGAACGGCCTGCCGCTGGACCCCTGCTCGCACTGGAGAAAATAATGGCGAGAATAATGTCTCAGGAACAACAAACAATACTGATGTTCAAAGGGCTTATTGCTTCTTTGCCGCAGGAACAACAGGTAATGGTCAGAGAAGCTGAAAAGAAATTGCGTGATGTCCTGGTGCAATATCCTGACGGCGAAGGGCTGCTGGCATTTGGATTGATTGGCGCAGAGGCTCAGGTAGACATTTTATAGTGCCGAAATGAAACTATATCATATTGAATCATAATGAATGCATGAAAAATGATTGCATTTGCAATGATTTCAATGTGAATTAATTGCGAGTGAAACTATTAGGGAGGGTGGGTAAATTGTTCACAGCCCAGAGCCTTCGTGACCGCCCGCCCCCCTTTTTATGCACAACCGCGAAATGAAAAGTTTTTTTCTGAGGTAGAAAATGGCCGGAAGACGACCAAAACCAACCCATTTAAAGGTGGTTACTGGAAATCCCGGTAAGCGGGCGCTGAATAAAAAAGAGCCTCAGCCTGCCCGCGAAATTCCAAGCCCGCCGTCACATTTAACAGACTGGGGAAAAACGGCCTGGGGCCGACTGACTGTCCTTTTGGATGGTATGGGCGTGCTGACGGTTGCAGACACGTTCGCGCTTGAGCGCCTCTGCGATATTTACGCCGATATTCTCCAGTTGCGAAACACGATAGCCGATGAAGGGCGAACCTATACGGTACAGACTGACGGCGGTTTCCTGATAAAAGCCAATCCTGCCGTCTCAATGCTGGCGGATGCAGATCGCCGTTTTAAAAGTTATCTGGTGGAATTTGGTCTGACGCCAGCCGCCCGTTCAAAGGTTAATGTTAATGACGGAGAAAAAGAAGAAGACCCGCTCTCCCAGTTCTTCGGCTGATCCGGCCACGCAGTATGCACTCGACGTTACCAGCGGTAAAATACTGGCCGGTCCGGATATCCGAAATTCCTGTAAAAGGCACTTGCGCGATCTGGATAACATGCATGCTCGCGGGCTGCAATGGGACATCGAATCAGCACAGCGGGCAATAGATTTTTTCGCAAAGGTTCTGAAATTAAACGGCGGTGAGCATGAAGGCGTACCGTTTATTTTGCTCCCCTGGCAATGTTTTATCGTGGGTTCAATATTTGGCTGGAAAACCAGTGATGGTTACCGCCGCTTTAGAATGGTTTATACCGAGTCCGGGAAAGGGTCGGGTAAATCTCCCCTGGCGGGTGGGGTGGGTCTGTATTGCCTGACGGCAGACAAAGAGCCCCGCGCTGAAGTCTATGCTGCCGCCACCAAAAAAGACCAGGCCATGATCCTGTTTCGTGATGCCGTGGCGATGGTTGATCAGTCTCCGGCGCTGGCCGGACGCATCCAGAAATCAGGGGGAGCCGGGAAGGAATGGAACCTGGCCTATGTGCAGGCAGGCTCTTTTTTCCGTCCCATCAGTTCCGATGATGGTCAATCCGGGCCGCGTCCGCATTGTGCACTGATTGATGAAGTGCATGAGCACAAAAGCAACCAGGTCGTTGAGATGATGCGGGCGGGAACGAAAGGACGCCGTCAGGCGCTGATGTTCCTGATCACCAACAGTGGCCATGATAAAACGAGCGTCTGCTATGAGTACCACGAATACGGGCGGAAGGTTGCATCGGGCGATCTGGAGGATGACAGCTTTTTCAGCTTCATCTGTTCGCTGGATGAAGGCGACGATCCTTTCAAAGATGAATCCTGCTGGCCGAAAGCGAACCCTTCCTTAGGGCATACGTTTACGGAAAAATACCTTCGTGAGCAGGTGACCCAGGCACGGGGGATGCCATCGAAAGAGAGCATCGTCCGCCGCCTCAATTTTTGTCAGTGGGTTGAAGCTGCCGATCCGTGGATTGACAGCAACACCTGGATGAGTTGTGAACAGGATTTTGACCCGGAAGAACTCGCCGGTGAAGAGTGCTATGGCGGTCTGGATTTATCTGGTTCCCGCGACCTGACATCACTTGCGCTGTACTTTCCCAAAAAGAAACGGCTGATGGTGGAATTCTGGACACCGAAAGACACGCTGCTCGAACGCGCCAAAACCGACCACGTTCCTTACGATGCCTGGCTCCGAAAAGGGTATATCAACGCACCACCGGGGAAGGCAGTAAATTATGGCTTCGTTGCGTCACGCATAGCCGAGTTAACCGCGAAATTTAATATCCAGTGCATTGCATTTGACCAGTACCGCATTAAATATCTGGAGCCTGAACTGGAAAATGAATCCGTCAGCGTTCCGTTAATCCCCCACGGACAGGGTTACTACAAGGCTCAGGAGTCCGGGCTGTGGATGCCACGCTCTATTGAACTGTTTGAAGAGCACCTGAACAGCGGTGAGCTTGTGATCCTCACTAATCCCTGTCTGCGCTGGAATGCCGCCTCAGCAGTGCTGGAGGCTGACCAGAAAGACAACCGTATTTTTGCCAAGAAAAAAAGCACTGGCCGCATAGATGGCGTGGTGGCTTCTGCGATGGCTGTCGGCGCTGCGGAAGATGCTGTTCTGGAAGAGCAGGGCGATCCGGATGGCTTTTTTGACGACCCGATTATGGTAGGTATCTGATGAAGGGAAAAAAACAGCCAGGCCGCATTAAAAGCGCGATTGTTAACTGGCTCGGTGAATCAATTGGACTTAATAACCCCGCATTCTGGCAGGAATGGTATGGGACAAGCAGCAGTGGCAAGGTGGTAACAGCAGAAAAGGCGCTGGCATTGTCCTCTGTCTGGTCCTGCGTTCGTCTGCTCAGCGAATCCGTTTCCACCCTGCCGCTTAAAGTTTACCAGCGGGAACAGGACGGTTCGCGCAATCTGGCGCAGCAGCACCCGGCATATCAGTTATTGTGTCGCCGCCCAAACAGTGAAATGACACCTTCGCGATTCATGCTGATGACCGTCGCCAGCATCTGCCTGCGCGGTAACGCATATATTGAGAAGAAGATGATCGGCAGCAAACTGGTATCACTGGTGCCACTGCTGCCGCAGAACATGAAGGTTGAAAGGCTTGACAGTGGGAGCCTCAAATATACCTACACCGAAAAAGGTGGAGATCGCATTGTCCCGGTCAAAAACATGATGCATATCCGGGGATTCGGTCTGGATGGCGTATGCGGAATGATGCCGATGAGAACCGGTCGTGACGTGTTTGGTGCCGCAATGGCGGTTGAAGAATCAGCTGCAAAAATATTTGAAAACGGCATTCAGACGTCCGGCTTTTTCCTGTCCAAGAATTTACTTACCCCAGAACAGCGTCAGAAAAACCGCGAGAATCTTAACCGCTTCGTGGGCTCAAAGAACGCCGGAAAGGTGATGGTACTCGAAGGAGACATGACCTATCAGGGGATCACTCTCAACCCCGAAGATGCGCAGATGCTGGAAAGTCGGTCTTTCAGTATTGAAGAGATATGCCGCTGGTTTCGTGTTCCACCATTCATGGTGGGGCACATGACCAAACAAAGCAGCTGGGCATCCAGCGTTGAAGGCATGAATTTGCTTTTCCTGACCAATACCCTGCGTCCCATGCTGGTAAATATTGAACAGGAGATTTCCCGCTGCCTGCTGGACGGTGATGAAGATTTGTTTGCTGAGTTTAACGTTGAAGGGCTGCTGCGTGCCGACAGTGCCGGACGTGCCGCATATTACACTACAGCACTCCAGAACGGCTGGATGTCACGCAATGACGTTCGCCGTCTTGAAAATATGCCGCCGATTGAAGGCGGAGACATTTACACCGTTCAGCTTAACCTTACACCGCTGGAAGACCTGAGAAAAAACAGTACCGCGCAGGCGGCCGAAGTCATCAAGCTTCACAACTACCTTTTCCCGGACATTCCTTTCGAACAGTCACCGCTGAAAAAAGCGGCTTAGGAGCAACCTCTAATGACATTAAAAAGTCTTCCGGCAGCGCCGGAGGGGCGGCCTTTTGCGCGTGAAAATCGTGACCTGCCTTCATCAGCAGTGGAGCGGTGGGATGGAAGTATCCGCGCCGCAAAAGACGATGAAAACAGCATTTCCGTTTTTGACGTGATCGGGCCTGACTGGTACGGCGAAGGCGTCACGGCTAAACGCATCGCTGCCGCGCTCCGCTCAATGGGGGGTGCTGACGTTACCGTAAACATTAATTCTCCCGGCGGCGATATGTTTGAAGGGCTGGCGATTTACAACCTGCTGCGTGAGTACGAAGGCCGGGTGACGGTGAAAGTGCTGGGTATTGCCGCTTCTGCGGCTTCAGTCATCGCGATGGCCGGTGATGAGGTCCAGATTGGGCGCGGCGCTTTCCTGATGATCCATAACTGCTGGGTCTATGCGATGGGTAACCGCCATGACCTGCTGCAAATCGCGACGGATATGGAGCCATTCGATAAGGCCATGAACGATATCTATGGTGCCCGCACCGGACTGGATACGGAAACCATTGACGCGATGATGGATGCGGAAACCTATATCGGCGGCAGCGATGCGGTTGAAAAAGGTTTTGCGGACCGGCTGCTGGCGGCGGACGAGATAGCCGACGACAACGAGAGCCCCGCCGCTGCCCTGCGCAAGCTCGACGCGCTGCTGGCAAAAACAGACACGCCACGCTCTGAGCGGCGAAAACTTCTTAAAGCTTTAACCGGTGGCAAGCCTGGCGCTGCTGCTGATCCTGCTGGTACGCCGGGCGCTGCCGACAAAATCAACCCTGAAAATCTCAAACAACTCGAAAACGCGCTGGCCGCGTTCGGCAGATAAGGAAACACCATGTCAGATGTAAATGAGTTACTGAAAAAAGTCTCCGCCAAGCTGGAAGAGGTTTCCGGCACCTTCAGTCAGAAAGCGGAAGACGCACTGAAAGAAGCAAAAAATTCCGGCCAGTTGTCTGCTCAGACTAAAGAGGCGGTAGATAAGATCGCCACCGAGCACAACGCGCTGAATGAAGCCCTGAAATCACTGAAAGCCTCGCAAGGTGAACTTGAGCAACACGTTGCCCAGATGCCGCTGGCGAATGCCAAAAGGGTGATTGAAACCGTGGGCCAGACCGTGATCAGCAGTGAAGCGCTGAAAACCTTTGCGGCCAGCATTGAAGGCAATCGCCGCCTGAGCATCCCGGTTAATGCCGCGCTGCTGTCTGCTGATGTCGCAGACGGTGTCGTTGAGCCGCAACGCCTGCCTGGCATTGACACACCGCCTAAGCAGCGACTGTTTATCCGCGATCTGATTGCGCCGGGCCGCACCTCATCACCAGCCATTTTCTGGGTGCAGCAGACCGGATTCACCAATGCTGCAAAAGTGGTGCCGGAAGGCACTCAGAAGCCGTACAGCGACATTAAGTTTGCGACAAAAATCACCCCGGTCGTGACCATTGCGCACATGTTCAAGGCGGCGAAACAGATTCTGGATGATTTTCCACAACTGCAGTCTACCATCGATGCAGAAATGCGCTTCGGACTGAAGTATGTCGAAGAGCAGGAAATCCTCTTTGGCGACGGTACGGAGGGTGCGCACCTTCACGGCATTGTTCCCCAGGCGTCAGCTTACGATCCGGCATTCAGCGTTGAACAGCAGAGCGGTATTGATGACCTGCGCCTGGCAATGCTGCAGGCTCAGCTGGCGCGGTTCCCGGCGTCAGGCCATGTTCTGCATTTTATCGACTGGGCGAAAATTGAGTTAACCAAAGACACGTTGGGTCGCTACATCCTGGCGAACCCGTCCGCGCTGACCGGGCCCACACTCTGGGGCCTGCCGGTTGTGGCAACAGAAACTGCTGCATTCCAGGGTAAATTCCTGACCGGCGCTTTCAATGCCGCAGCGCAGCTGTTTGATCGTGAAGATGCCAACGTGGTTATTTCAACCGAGAACGCTGACGACTTCGAGAAAAACCTGATCTCCATTCGCTGCGAAGAGCGTCTGGCGCTGGCGGTTAAGCGCCCTGAAGGCTTCGTTTACGGTTCGTTCACTGTTCCGGCTCCGGCTGGTTCGTAACCCTGATGGCGGCCTGCGGGCCGCTCCATGGAGAAAGCATCATGAAACTGACCCTTATCCGCCCCAACTATCACGAAGGCGTGGTTATTCCTGAAGGTGGCACGCTTGAAACTACGGAACAGCATGGCCGCGAACTGGTGAAAAAAGGTTATGCGCGGGAAGTGGCAAATGCCGAAGCCAAAGCGAAAGCGGCAGCTGAAGCGAAGGAAAAAGCCGAGGCAGAAGCCGAAGCCAAAGAAAAAGCGGACGCCGAAGCCAAAGCGAAAGCGGCAGCTGAAGCAAAGGAAAAAGCCAAAAAATAAGGGCAGGCCATGTTGCTGACGCTCGACGAAATCAAAATGCAGTGTCGACTGGAACCTGATTTTACAGAAGAGGATCGCCTGCTTGAGTTGCTGGCACTGGCCGCAGAGGCAAAGGCGACAACTTATCTGAACCGGAATCTTTATAAAACGCTGGATGAAATACCGGAAACGGATACTGATGGAATGGTTATAACCGAGGATATCCGGCTGGGTTTGTTACTGGTTGTTTGTCACTGGTATGAAAACCGCAGTTCAGTTACAGAGATTGAGAAGACAGAAACACCCCAGGCGTTTGAGTTTCTGCTTTATCCCCGCCGCCTGCCAGTATCGGGATTCTGATATATGAAATTACGGTCAACCACCACCAGTGCGACTTACACTCTCCCCGATCCGGGCGAACTCGATAAACGGCTACTGCTCCGGCAGCGCACTGACCAGCCCTCATCTGATTACGGCGTGGCTCCTGAATACCAGAACATGCGGACCGTCTGGGCCAAAGTAAGGCAGGTCGGGGCCACCACGCTGCATGAGTCGGTACAGACCGACGATAAAATCACGCATTACATCACCATCCGGTACAGGCGCGACATCACATCGGATTTTGAAGTGGTGCTGGCCGGTATTGTGTATCGCATAAAGCGCGGGCGCGATCTGAACTCTGCAGGCCGTTACCTGCTGCTGGAGTGCGAAGAGCTGGGCGCTGAAGATCGCAGTGGTGATATGTATGGCTGACGACTTGTTTAATGTGCACGTTGAATTTCCAAAATGGAATGAGATCGAATTTAACAAACGGCCGGTGCGCAGGGCGTTTCAGAAAATTGGTGAAGTGCACATGCGGGATGCCCGCCGCCTGATAATGCGGCGCACGCCTTCCAGGCCCGGCGGCAACCCGGCATTACAAACCGGGTTACTCGCTAAATCCATCGGCTATTACGTGCCGCCCGCCACTACCCGCCGCCCTGGCTTTATGGTCCGCATTGCGCCCAATCAGCGTCGGGGGAAAGGGCAGCGATCCCACATTATCGGACCGTTTTACCCGGCATTTCTCTCTTACGGGGTCAGGCGGGGCGCGAAGCGTCAGAAAAGCCATCATAAGGGCAAATCCGGTGGCAGCGGCTGGCGCATCGCTCCACGCAATAACTACATGGTACAAGCGCTTGAAGCCCGACGCGCCTGGACGAAATATGTTTTGCTCCGGGCGTTGCGCGGTTCACTGCGTGCGAAATGGGAAAAGAGAAAATGAAATTATCAAACGTGATCGCCGCGTTGCGCACCCGGTGTCCGATGTTTGAAGGACGGATCGCCGGTGCGGCGGAATTTAAATCTTTGCCGGAGACGGGAAAAATGCGGCTACCCGCTGCATATGTTGTTCCCACCGAAGATATTACCGCCGAGCAAAAATCGCTTTCTGACTACTGGCAGAACGTCACCGAAGGATTCGCCGTGATAGTGGTGCTTGATAATACCCGCGATGAGCGCGGGCAGGCAGCGGCCTATGATGTTGTGCATGACGTTCGGGCAGAGTTATGGCGTACTCTGCTGGGCTGGCAGCCTGAAGACAATGGTGGGCCTGTGGCCTATGCCGGTGGTCAGTTGCTGGAGATGGACCGGGGCCGCCTTTACTACCAGTTCGATTTCACCCTGGTACGGGAAATTCAGGAAGAGGACACGCGCCAGCAGCAGGATTTAAACACCCTGGATGATTTCAAATCAGCAGGCATTGATATTGACTATATCGATCCGGGCGATGGCCCTGACGGTAAACCTGAACACCACATCGAACTAAACCTCAGCGAGTAAATCATGCAGATAAAACCCTTGAAAGGGCGGTCGGTTCCCGATCCCGTCCGTGGCGACCTTTTGCCCGCAGACGGGCGAAACGTAGAAGAAAGCACTTACTGGCTCCGCCGCATCGCAGACGGGGACGTTGAGAAAATCGTACCGTCTGAGAAAGCAGCGGTGGCAGCAACAAAGAAAAAGGACGGTGATTAATGGTCAGTTTTCCAAACATTCCCTCAAATATCCGTGTGCCGCTCTTCTGGGCTGAAATGGATAACAGCGAGGCCAACACCATGACAGAGAGCGCCCCGGCGCTTCTGATTGGCTATGCGAACACCGGCAGCCAGATTGCCCGCAACCAGTTAACCATTATGCCCTCTGCAGGCCTGGCCGGAAGAGTGGCAGGGCGCGGCAGTCAGCTGGCCCGCATGGTGGCACGTTACCGCGCCGTGGACCCGTTCGGTGAGCTGTGGGTCATTGCGGTTGACGATACTGCTGCGGGGGGAACTGACGCTGCAGCTTCTGGCAAGATCACCCTGACCGGCAACGCGCAGGCCGCCGGAACGGTGAGCCTGTATATCAGCGCCACGCGGGTACAGGCCGCAGTATCTTCTGGCGATACGCCGGACAACATTGCTGCCGCACTGGCAGCGGCGATTAATGCTAACCCTGACCTTGCCGTAACGGCATCTGCTGAGCAGGGAGCCATCACCGTGACCGCACGTCACCCGGGCTTAACCGGCAATGACATCCCGCTGATGCTGAATTATTACGGCACTGTCGGCGGTGAAAACACCCCCGATGGCGTCAATGTGACCATCACAGCGATGGCGGGCGGCTCCGGGTCACCGGACCTGACCGGGGCGGTTGTGGCGATGGGTGACGAACCGTTTGATTTTATTGGCCTCCCGTTCAGCGACTCCGCGTCTCTGGCGACGATGGCGCTGGAAATGAACGATTCTTCCGGCCGGTGGAGCTATGCGCGGCAGCTTTACGGTCATGTGTACACCGCTAAAATCGGTTCCCTGTCCGATCTGGTGGCCTTTGGCGACACGATGAACAACCAGCACATCACCGTGGCCGGGTACGAAACCGCTGTTCAGACCGCTGCTGATGAGCTGGTGGCGCTGCGCACGGCGCGTAATGCGGTATTCATTCGCAATGATCCGGCGCGACCAACGCAAACCGGCGAGCTGACCGGCGCATTACCCGCGCCAGCGGGCCAGCGATTCACCCTGACAGAGCAGCAGTCACTGCTGATGCACGGCATCGCCACGGCATACGCGGAGGGCGGCACGCTGCGCATCCAGAGGGATATCACCACCTATCAGCAAAATGATTACGGCGTGGCTGATAACAGCTATCTCGACAGTGAAACCCTCCATACCAGCGCATACGTCATCAGACAGCTGAAAGGTGTCGTTACCAGCAAGTATCCGCGCCATAAACTGGCAAACGATGGCACCCGTTTCGGTCCCGGCCAGGCGATTGTTACGCCTGCTGTGCTGAAGGGGGAAATGTGCGCCATCTACCGGACAATGGAGCGGGCGGGGATCGTGGAGAACTTCGACCTGTTTAAGCAGTACCTGGTTGTTGAGCGAAACGCCAGCGACCCCAACCGTGTCGATGTGCTGTTCCCGCCTGACTATGTCAACCAGCTGCGCGTGTTTGCGCTGCTTAATCAGTTCCGTCTGCAATACAGCGAGGAGGCAGCCTGATGGCCCGTATAGGTGGTACATGTTACGTCAAGATCGATGGCCTCCAGGTGTCGCTCACCGGCGGCATTGAAGTGCCGATGAACACCAAAATTCGCGAAGATGTTATGGGGCTGGCCGGAGACGTGGATTACAAAGAAACGCACCGCGCCCCCTACGTCAAGGGTACATTTAAAGTGCCGAAAGCGTTCCCTGTCAGCAAGCTGATGGACTCAGATCAGATGACAATCACCGCCGAACTGGCTAACGGCATGGTCTACGTACTCTCTGAGGCATACCAGGCTGGCGAGGCAAACCACAACGCGGAAGAGGGTACTGTAGACCTCGAATTCCACGGCACCGAAGGATTTTATCAATGAGTGAACTGCAATTAACGAAGCCCATTACCGCGCATGGCGAACCCGTGCACGTGATTGAATTCAGTGATCCGACCGGAAAGGATGTTCGTGAGCTGGGTTATCCCTATCAGATGAATCAGGATGGCTCAGTGAAGCTACTGGCTCCTGTGGTGGCGAAGTACATCACCCGACTGGGACAGATACCACCCTCATCGGTTGACGATATGTCACCAGCCGATCTGAATGCGGCCGCATGGGTGGTCGCCGGTTTTTTCCTTCAGGCCTGACGGCAGAGGGCGTTGTAAACCTCTATTTTGACTGCGCCAGTTACTGGCGCATTAATCCACTTGATGTGCTGGGTGAAACATTCAGCACGCTGGGATTGCTGACCGGACAGGCTAACCGGATAGAGCGGGAGAGAAAATCCAGTGGCAGAGTTTGAACTTAAGGCGCTAATCACCGGCGTCGACAGATTATCTCCGACCCTCAGCCGGATGCAGAAGAAAATAAGGGGGTTCAGGAAAGACACTGAAGCCCTGGGGCGCGGTGGTATTGCTATGGCGGGTGGGCTTGCCGCCGGTCTGACCGGATCGCTTGTGGCTTTTGCAAAGCAGGAGGATGCTGCAACCGGACTCAAAGTCGCCATGATGGACGCTGCCGGGCAGGCGGGGCCAGCCTTTGGAAAGATAAACGATCTGGCCGTCAAATTGGGCAACAAGCTTCCGGGAACAACCGCTGATTTTCAGAACATGATGCAGATGCTGGTCAGGCAGGGTATTCCGGCAGAAAATATTCTGAATGGTGTCGGCAAAGCTTCGGCTTATCTCGCCGTTCAGCTGAAGAAAACGCCAGAAGCGGCCGCAGAATTCGCGGCAAAAATGCAGGACGCCACCGGCACCGCATCAGAGGATATGATGGGGCTTTTTGATACCATTCAGAAAGCGTTTTATCTGGGGGTGGATGACACAAACATGCTGTCGTTTTTCTCCAAATCCAGTTCCGTTCTGAAAATGATAAGCAAGGACGGCCTTACAGCCGCCCGGGCCCTGGTGCCCATTTCAGTGATGATGGACCAGATGGGGATGCAGGGTGAGGCTTCAGGTAACGCCGTACGCAAGATTTTTCAGGCAGGATTTGACAGCAAAAAAGTTGGCGCGGCTAATGCCCTGCTGGCTAAAAAGAAGATAAAGCTGGATTTTACAGATGGCAAAGGTGAATTTGGCGGGATCGATAACCTGTTTAATCAGTTAAAAAAATTACAGTCGCTCACGACAAAACAGCGCACCACAATCATTAAAAAGATTTTCGGTGACGACGCTGAGACGTTGCAGGTACTCAACGCCCTGATAGATAAGGGGCGGGAAGGATATGAGCAGGTTCAGAAAAAAATGGCGTCTCAGGCCAGTCTGAACCAGCGCGTGGAGGCGCAACTGGGCACACTGGCAAACCTGTGGGAAGCCCTGACCGGCACGGCGGTTAACGGCCTCGCGGCCATTGGCGGCGCTTTTGCCGGTGACGTAAAGAAAACCACCCTCTGGCTGGGCGATCTGGCTGACAGATTCTCAGAGTTTGCGGCAAAGAATCCGGCAGTGATCCGTGGCGCTTTCGGAATGGCCGCAGCGTTTGTTGCCGTCAAGGTGGCCGCGCTGGGCATTAACTTTGCCCTGGGGCTTATCAGCAAAACAATCAGCCTCTCTCCCTTCGGTATCTTCATCCGCGTTGCCGCCCTCGCCGCCGGTCTGATTATCGCCAACTGGAGTACGATAGGACCATGGTTTCAAAAGTTATGGAAGGACATTTCTGGCTTCTTCACGGAAAATTACGCTCTGATTAAAACAGCGATAGAAAATTTCTCTCCTCTGGAATATATCGCTGAAAAATGGGAGCCGGTGGCGAAGTGGTTTGAAGATTTATGGGCCAGAATACAGCCTTATATTGATCCCATCATGAATGGCATCGACAAAATAAAAGGCCTGGCCAGCGCTGGCAAAAACTGGCTTTTCGGTGATGACAACGAAGGCGGCGGAGAGCCACCATCAGGTTCGCTGCCTGTTTCATTCCCGCCCGTTCCTGGCTCCATGAACAATGATTTTATGCGCATGCAGCAAACCCGGACGCAGGGAAATATCACCGTTGATTTTCGTGAGGCTCCACCCGGAACGGTCGTCAAAACCAGTGACAGTCAGGGCATGAATATCACGACCGATGTAGGCTATAATCGTTTCTCTAAACAATAATCACAGGGAGACTTTTAATGCGTTATCTTTCCATTTTAGCCGCTGTTATATTTACAGGCGGCGTAGCCGCAAGTGAGTGCCATCCGGCTTTTGATGAGGCAAAGTTGTTAGCTGCAATTGGCAGTAAACCTGAGAAAATGGTAAAACTGAAAGACGATGATTTGATAAGGCATCAATATTCTTTCAGGAAAGAACAAACGGAGGATGAGGTTTTAGGTGATAAACCATCAAAATATGAACCTCAAATTTACGTGACTTTGTTCCAGCCTCCATGTTCTGAAAAGATAAATATTTATTTTTACGTGAATGAAGATGGTTCTATGAATGAGCCAAATATCAAAATTGCCAGTAATGCTTTTGGGTACTTAACAGGATTTAGCGAAGGTGAGTTTGAACGAAATATTAAGAAACTCTCAGGTGTAAACCGTTTTGAATTAAATAACGATAAAGCAAATTCTTTATTTGTTAAAATTGGCGATACCTACTCGATAAATATTTCTTTAAAACAGTGATTGTTGAAAATTTTCTTCAATTAATTCTAACCCACCTGATGGTGGGTTTTTTTCGCCCGGAGTAAACAATGAGCTGGAAAGATAATCTGCAGGATGCCTCTCTGCGCGGCGTACCGTTTAAGGTTGACAGTGATGACGGCACCTTTGGCCGCCGTGTGCAGGTACATGAGTATCCCAACCGTGATAAACCCTGGGCTGAAGATTTGGGACGTGCCACGCGCCGGTTCAGCGTTCAGGCATACCTGATTGGCGATGATTACTTTGAGCAGCGAAACCGGCTGATTGAAGCCATTGAGAAGCCAGGCTCCTGCACGCTGATCCATCCGTACTATGGCGAAATGACCGTAACCGTTGATGATGCCGTACGCATCTCCCATTCGTCAGATGAGGGGCGAATGTGCCGCGTCAGCTTCAGTTTCATCGAAGCGGGCGAACTGTCGTTTCCCACCGCCGGGATCGCTACCAGTCAGAAACTTTCCTCTTCAGTCTCATTTCTGGATGACGCGATTTCTTCAGCGTTCGGCGCGTTTGGCCTCGACGGGATGCCAGATTTTGTTCAGGACGGGCTTCTGGATGACGCTTCGGGGATTTTCGACACCGTCACCGATGCCTTTCAGTATATCGATGCCGGAGTAAGCGCCGCAGGCAGACTGATGCAGGGCGATCTGTCCGTACTGTTAAAGCCGCCGTCCAGCGGCATGACCTTTGTTAATCAGCTGCAGAGCATGTGGCGGGCGGGAACAAGGCTGTCAGGAAACACCTCTGATGTGATGGCAATGATTAAGGGGTTGAGCGGGATAACGGTGGACAGCGGGCTGGCCCCGCGCGGTGTGTGGAAAACTGACAGTAAAACTGCGCAGGAGCAGACCATACAGCGCAACTACGTGGCACAGGCCGTCAGGACAACGGCACTCAGCGAAGCCGCCGCCGCCGTGACGAGCTTACCGCAGCCCGTTAACCGGGCGGTTACGCAACAGCAGGACCCGCAGCAGCCGGTTGTGGTTTCACATCCGGCAGTGAGCGACATTCAGCCGGAAACGGGAACCTCATCCGGCGTGACGACATCAGTCGATAATGCCACCGTTGTATCCTGGGACGATCTCTCTGACGTCCGCGAAAACATTAATCAGGCCATTGACCGGGAGCTGGAGCGCGTGACGGACGATCAGCTCTTTCAGGCGCTGGTAACGGTGCGCACGGACGTTAACAGGGATATCTCTGCCCGCCTTGAGCAGGTTGAACGCATGACGGAGCGCACCCCTGCTCAGGTCACTCCTGCACTGGTTCTTGCTGCGGACTGGTACGACTCCGCCGCGAGGGCAGGTGATATCACGGCACGCAATAATATTCGGCATCCCGGCTTTGTGCCGGTGCAGACTTTGAGAGTGCCTGTGCGATGAACAACACTGTATTTTTGCGTGTCAACGGGCACGAGTGGGGCGGCTGGACGTCGGTACGCATTTCGGCAGGCATTGAGCGTATCGCACGGGATTTCAGCGTGGAGATAACCCGCAGCTGGCCGGGTGACAACGATCAGTCATCCCGTCAGAGCCGCATTAAAAACGGCGATCTGGTTGAGGTTTTCATTGGTACGGATCAGGTGCTGACCGGATACGTTGAAGCCACGCCGGTACGCTATGACGCCAGCAGCATCAGTACGGGCATTTCGGGGCGCAGTAAAACCGCTGACCTTATCGACTGCTCCGCCACTCCATCACAATATTCCGGTCTGTCACTGGTGCAGGTGGCCGCCGCACTTGCAAAGCCCTTCGGCATAACGGTTACGGATGGTGGGGTAACCGGCGGAGCGCTGCAGGGCATTCAGGCCGATCAGGGCGAGTCCGTTATGGACGTGCTGAATAAGGGCATGGGGCTGCAGCAGGCGCTGGCCTATGACGACGCAACCGGGAATCTGGTGATAGGTGACATCGGCAACCGCCGGGCGCACACCGCGCTGGTGCTGGGCGAAAATATTCTCACCTGCGACACGGAAAAATCAATCCGGGACCGGTTCAGCACCTATCAGGTTTCCGGCCAGCGGGCAGGTAACAATGATGATTTTGGTGAGGCAACCACTACCGCCATCCGGGCCAAAACCATTGACGGCGGCCTGACGCGCTACCGACCAATGATTATCAGGCAGACCGGCAACGCCACCACATCCACATGCACAGACCGCGCTGAATTTGAGATGCGCCAGCGTGCTGCCCGCACAGATGAGGTGACCTACACCGTACAGGGCTGGCACCAGGGCGACGGTTCACTCTGGCAGCCCAATCTCACCGTAATCGTTTATGACCCGGTGCTGGGTTTTGATAACCGGGAGATGGTAATTGCTGAAGTAACCTATCAGCAGGACGGGAACGGCACGGTAACAGAAATCCGCGTCGGTCCTGCGGATGCCTATCTGCCGAAGCCACCGAAGCCGGGTAAACGGAAAACGAAAAAAACAGAGGATGATTTCTGATGGCGAATCCGATTGCAGCGATGAGCCGCAGCCTGTCGAATCTTCTGGCCCGTGCCGTGGTGCGCGGGCTGGATACCGCGTCAAAGTGTCAGATGCTGCAGATTGAGATGGCGGGCGGGGAGGGCAAAAGTGATATTGAACATCTTGAGCCCTACGGTTTTACGTCTGCCCCTCTGCCGGGTGCTGAAGCCGTGGCGGTGTATTTCGATGGTGACCGTTCGCACGGCGTGGTGCTGATTGCGTCTGACCGGCGCTACCGCATAAAGGGGCTGGTGGGTGGTGAAGTGGCGATTTACACCGACGAGGGAGACAGCATCATCCTCCGGCGCGGGAACACCACTGAAGTGAACACCGCTCATCTGATCGTTAATGCTACTGAGAAAGCCACCTTTGAGACGCCGCTGCTTGAAGTGCCGAACGGTGAAATCCGGGATAAAACCAGCACGATGACCGCCATGCGCGGAGTATTTGACGGACATAACCACAAAGAAAATGGCGATGGCGGGGGCACCACCGACACGCCGAACCAGAAAATGGGGGCATGATGATAATCACGATTGACGGCGTGCAGCGCCCCGCTACGTGGCCGACAGATGCTCTCACGCGGGCGGTAATCATTTCGCTGTTCTCATGGCGGCGTGCTGAACCGGACGACAGGCCAGAGCAGGATAACGGCTGGTGGGGAGACAGTTACCCGACGGTGCAGAATGACCGCACAGGTTCGCGCCTGTACCTGCTGGGGCGCGAAAAACTCACCAATAAAACGCCGGTTAAAGCCCGCGAATACCTCAGCGAATCGCTGCAATGGCTGGTGGATGACGGCGTGGCTGCCCGCGTTGACGTCAGCGTGGCGCGAACCGGGATCACAACGTTAAGTGCGTCAGTCGTCATCTCCCGCCGTGACGGCAGCCGCACGGCTATATCCTTTGATGATTTATGGAGCAATCTGAATGGCTGACAGCGGCTTTAACCGTCCAACCCTTCCGCAGTTAATTACCACGATCCGCAGCGATATTCAGACCCGCCTTGCCGCCGACAGCACGCTGGCCGCCCTGCGCCGCACAGACGCCGAAGTCTACGGGCGCGTACAGGCAGCAGCAGTTCACACGGTTTACGGGTATATCGATTATCTGGCGAGAAATCTGCTGCCGGACCTGGCAGACGAGGACTGGCTGAAGCGGCACGGAAATATGAAACGCGCACCGCGTAAAGCGGCGACGACAGCGGCGGGTTTTGTGCGCTGGGACGTATCGACAAATGGCATTGTTGTGCCTGCAGGTGTGACAATCCAGCGTGACGATCTGGTAACGTTCACAACCTCAGCTGCGGCTGCATCATCCGGCGGCGTTCTCCGCGTGCCGGTTGTCTGTGATGTGACAGGTGCCTCGGGTAACACCGATGACGGGCTGGCAATGCGGCTGACTTCCCCGATCACGGGCCTTCCCTCCGCCGGGGTTGCCGACAGCATTCAGGGTGGTGCGGATATTGAGGATTTGGAGCTCTGGCGGTCCCGTATCATTGAACGCTGGTACTGGCCGCCTCAGGGGGGCGCAGATACTGATTATGAGGTGTGGGCAAAAGAGGTGCCGGGAATTACCCGCGCATGGACTTACCGTCACTGGCTGGGACGCGGCACGGTGGGCGTAATGGTGGCGAACAGCGATCTGATTAACCCCATTCCGGACGCCGCGACGGTTGCGGCGGCGCAGGCTCATATCGAACCGCTTGCTCCCGTTGCTGGCGCTGACGTTCTGGTTTTTGTTCCGACGCCGCACGTTGTGGACTTTAACATCAGGCTGAACCCGGATACTGAAGAGGTCCGCTATGCGGTTATTGCGGAGCTGAGATCGCTGATGTTGCGCGACGGAATACCTGAGGGGCTGTTAAAGATTTCCCGCATCAGTGAGGCGATCAGTATTGCCACGGGCGAGTACAGTCATACGCTGGTCACCCCGGCAGCAGATATCGCAATCGGGAAAGGTGAAATCGGAGTCGTGGGGGATGTTTCATGGACCTGACGGCGCAGTACAGACAGATGCTCGCCGCATTGCTGCCACGAGGCCCGGCATGGGAGAGCGATGATTTACTGCTGGCCGGGCTTGCCCCGTCTCTTGCTGCTGTGCACGGGCGCGGCGATGCGCTGATGCTTGAAACTGACCCGCGCTCAGTAACAGAACTGATTGACCGATATGAAAATATCAGCGGATTGCCTGACAGTTGCGCCCCTGCAGGGGTACAAACATTACAGCAGCGCCGCCAGCGCCTGGATGCAAAGCTCAACCTGCCGGGTGGAATAAACGAGGCGTTTTATCTGTCCCAGATTGAAGCGCTCGGTTACACGGGCGTAACGATCACCCGTTACAACAAGAGCCAGTTTACCTGCAATTCAGAATGCACTGATTCGCTTTACTCCGATGAGTGGAGGTACTACTGGCAGGTCAATATCCCCGCATCCACGCAGATAATCCCCATGACCGCTATCAGCAGTTGTACAGACAGTCTCCGCGCCTGGGGAGATACCGTGCTTGAATGCGTTTTAAACAAGCTGGCCCCCTCACACACCTACGTGATTTTTCGTTATATGGAGTAACCATGCATCGTATTGACACACCCACCGCACAACAGGATAAGTTCGGCGCGGGCAAGAATGGTTTTACCGGTGGAAACCCGCAAACCGGCGAGCTGGCGACGGCACTGGACGCGGATTTTTTTGATTCTGTCCAGGAAGAGATCGCCGGAGTAATAGAAGCGGCGGGGACCGCCCTGGTAAAGGGGGATAATACCCAGTTGCTTTCGGCTCTGAGGCAGATTTTGTTATTCCCGGTCGGTGTACCTGTCCCCTGGCCGACATCCACCCCGCCTGCAGGCTGGATCAAATGTAACGGCTCATCATTCAGTGCCAGCGACTATCCCGCTCTGGCTGCGGTTTACACGACCCTGAAGTTGCCCGATCTGCGCGGCGAGTTTATCCGTGGCTGGGATGACGGGCGCGGTGTGGATACCAGCAGGGGAATTCTCACCAGTCAGGGCGCTACAAGTCTCCGTACGGCAGCGCTGGATTATTTTTCCGTGGATTCCACAACAAGCGGAGCAACCGTCGGAACATCATTTGCACAGGCAGACAGTGCAGCTACAACAGTGCCATCTGATGCAAGAGGTCCAAACAATACTGTTTTTTCAAGCTCGGGTGCGATGGCAGATAATACAATTACGGCCACGCAGAATGGATCGGGTCTTACAAATGGTTCAGTCTGGATAACAGTTCGCCCCCGTAACATCGCATTTAACTACATCGTGAGGGCTGCGTGATGGCTAAAGTAACGTTTGATAAGGATGGCCTGGCTGAATCTGAGGGCCACGTGACGGTTTACAATTTTGATTCACAGACGGGAGAATTCTCCGGAGAGAATGATGAGTTTCTTTTGAAGGGACTGGGTTTACCTGCCAATTCAACCATTATCAGCCCGCCGGAAGTCGCCAAAAAAGAGGCCGCCGTTTTTCGTGATGAGCAGTGGCAGATTGTTGAAGATCACCGGGGAGAAACGGTCTGGCCGACTGATACAGGCAAGCCCGTGCAGATTACAGAGCTGGGGTCATATCCGGAAGGCACCACAACCCTCGAACCGGGAACTGAATTTGATGTGTGGGATGGGAAAAAATGGGTAACTGATAAAGCAAGCCAGTCACAGGCCGCAATTGATACCGCCACCGCCCAGAAAAAAACGTTAATTCAGGAGGCAAACAGCATCACGCAGGCGTGGCAAACACAGCTGCTGCTGGGGATCATCAATGACGACGATAAGGCAACGCTCACCCAGTGGATGAGATACGTGCAGGCCGTCAATGCTGTTGATACCTCTTCTGCTCCTGACATCGAATGGCCTGAAAAGCCCGTCTGATACCCTTTATCACGCAGGATACACCATGTCGTATGTAAGAATTTACGGAACGCTGACCGCTCCGGACGGCTCACTATTGTCTGACGCAGAGCTGGTTATCGCGGCGCTGTCGAATAATGCTGGAGCATTGCGGGCGCAGCGGATAACCATAGTGACCGGTATTAATGGCGAATATGACTTTCGCCTGGCGGCAGGATCGTACCGCGTGACGGTTCGCTATGCCGGGGAGAACAGGTCAACCATGCTGGGGGACTTGCTCATTGAAGAGGGCGGCCCGGATGGGTCGCTGAATGATTACCTCAGATTTGCCGATCCGCAGCTGACCAATCCTACCGTTTACGCCGATATTGAGCGCATGCACCGGCAGGCGACGGGCGCGGCCAGCGACTCCAAAGAGGCCATAGAGACGACAGCCGCCGCCGCCGCCGCCGCAGCAGCATCCGCAGCAGGCGCAGAAGCGCAGGTGCAGGCCGCGACTGAATCCATTGCGCAGGTCAAAGAACAGGTTACCGTTGCAGAGACAACGGTCGCGCAGACGGCGGAAAATGCCCGCGTAACCGGAGAACTGACCGCCGAGGCCCGTGCGGCAGCAGAAGCCGCGAACAATGCCGCCGCAGCAGCTGAGTCAGCAGCGGAGAGCGACAACACGTTTACAACCGTTTCGGCGGGACTGGCAGCGACACAAAACGGTGCATTTTTCAGGGTTCCGGGCGGCGCGGGCAACACTCTGGCCTTCACGTATTATCTGAACGATTCCGGTGCGGCGGTGGCTGTTTCTGAGACTGTCGGACTCGCTGCGATCACGAAAGCCGTTGCTGACGCTGCAGCACTTAACGAGCGTACCGGCGGTCTGCAGACGCAGGCACAATCAGAGAACCCGTTCGAAATCGTGGACGTGGAAGGGAAAGCGGCGTTGTGGCTGACTGAGAAAGGCCAGTTGAATGCGCCCGGCGGGCTGAGCGTGCCGGTTGTTGAATCCACAAACATTAAGGCGGAAACGCTCAGCGGCCAGCAGATGGATGTCGGATCGGTATCAGCCGCACGGATGGAAATCAGCAACGGCAGCACAATGACAGAGCAGACCAGCCCCCGCTATCTTTTTTCGATTGAGGACAGCGAAGGAAAGGTTCCGTTCGGCCTTCTCCCCGGCGGTAACATTGAATATTGTGGCTTCCCGCTGGTGGTCCGCTCCGGCCTGCCGGGTAACGATTTTTTCTTCATTGGCGATTCAATCACTGCTTTCACCCAGTCAACAAGCGGCGCGTACAATAACACGAACCGCGATGAGGCACCGTGTGTATGCGAGCAGGGCTGGCCCGTATGGGCGCAGTTCTTCAGCGCCGGGCGGGTAAATTTTGCCGGGATTTCAGCAACCGGCGGTTATCGTGCTGACCAGATTTTAGCAACACATGTCCCGGTTGCCGTGGCGGCCGCTCCAACGTTTTGTGTCGTGCTGGCGGGGCGTAATAACATCGTTCAGCGCGTAGCATACGACCAGACCGTTTCAGACATGGAGAAAATTTTTAAAACGCTCAGACAGGCCGGGATCATCCCTGTATGCTGCGCAATGAGCGCACAGACCGGCAACGATGACGAGCAGAATATACTGCGCTACAACATCAACGCTTTTGTCCGGAGCTATGCACAGCGCTATGCGCTGCCGTTTGTGGATTTTCATGCCGACACAACCGATCCGGCCACCGGCGAATGGTTCAGCGGCTGGAACTATGACGCCTCACACCCGACCGGCACCGGAGCCCTGGCGATGGGGCAGTGCTTTGCCGCCGCGCTGGAGCCCTGGACGCCGCCTGTACTGCCACCAATCCCCGCCAGCCAGACAACACCCGCCGCCAGCCGGAACCTGATCCCGAATCCAATGTTACTGGAAAATGACGGCATCAACCCTGCAGGCTGGACCGTGGTTAATCAGTCAACGTCAGGATTCACAGAAGATGCGGGCGTAAAAGGCGCGGTCTGGCAACTTGCTCTGTCAGGATCAGTTCAGGCGCGGCGGTATATCACATTGCCGGTCACGCCGGGTGAACGGCTGGGCTTTGGTTTTGTCTGGCGCAGCGACACGGACAGCGTAAACCACATTTATATTGTGGCGGGCGATGACCAGACCGGGAAATCGTTTCTGGCCGGGGTGCGCAGGTGGACAAAAGAAAGCGGCGGGTTTGGCACCTTTTATCGTGAATTCACTGTTCCGGATGGCACAGAGAGCGTGACAATCGTTATCTCAGCATCAGGATTATCAATCGGCCAGATCGGGCTCACACAAATTACGGAGATTTAACCAGTGAGAATTATTTTAAATTCAAAAATTGATAACCCCGATTTGCCGCAGATAGACCCGCTGCGTGCGCTCGTTAATGATTATTCACTGGGTCTGTATGGAATGCTCAGCTCTGCTGACTCATCGTTCAAATCCGGCGCACTGAGCTTTGCAGGAGAGTATAACGAGCAGGGCGCGGTGCTGACAAAAGACACCTCCAGCGTCATAACCTTCCCGGTGCCGGAAACTGAGGAGATGACCATCCTTGTGTGCTGGGATTTGCATCTTAGCAGCGATATGAATCAGGTTGCGCTCGGAAATATTACCCCGGCAGCGGCACCGTTCAGCGGCTTCAGGCACGTAAGTTACACCACCGGCGTGCAGTACAGTCAGATCGCGACAGGCGGGACCAACCCGTCATTAACGTTACAGACGGTCGGATCATTCGGAGCCTGGACGGCCCAGGCTCTTCAGATAACACCCACAACATTCCGGCGAATCACTCACAGTGGCGGCGTGAATGAAACCGCGCTGGCGTCGCGTGTCATTTCTGACCTGGGCTATTTTTATGCCAACGGATCGCCGGAATCACTGGCTACCCCGGCAGGTGGCGGACAGGAGGGAACTATGGGGCTGGTGGCATTTTACAACAAAGCCTTCACGACAGAAGAGACGGTTGCGTTGCTGGATTCAGTCGCGGCAGTCATGGCCGCCCGTGGCGTTGTGATCCCGTAGAACAAAGCAAGCCCGGTTCGCCGGGCCTAAAATTAAGTCTTATTTTGTTTAAGTCGTTTTTGCAGCTCTTCATATTTTTCGTGCAAAGGTTCCGGGTAAAGCTCACGGTAAACAAGCCATAAGATGCTTAAGTCACGATGCCCGGTAACCTGCGCAACTTCCTCAATACCAAACCCTGCCTCAAAAAGCCGACTGGCTCCCTCTCTTCGTAGATCGCGATATTGCAAACCATCAATTCCCAAATCATTACGCACACGTTGAAAACCGGCAGTTACAGAACGGGAGTTATAAGGAAAAATTAGCTGACCTTTCCGGGGCTGTCTCTGCAAAATAGTCCACGCATCGCCAAGCAAGGCGACGATCATATGGTTACCGACTTTCTTTCTTGGGTCTTTACGATCCTGAACGAGGATAGCCCTGTTTTTCTCGTTCACATCCTCCCATCGCAGGCGGCACACCTCACCGATTCTCATGCAGCTGAGCACTGAAAAGTTAAGGATATCGACATAGGGGATTATGGCGGCGCGGTGCTCACTACGTGTTTTCAAAGCAGCCTCAAGCCGGTCCAGTTCGTCGCCTACCGCTCTTCTATTGCGCCTCCGAGACTTCCCTATCAAACCCATTTGAAGGAGCATAGGGCGGGCTTCGTGTGCCGGGTTCCTGGTAAACTCAATGCCAAAAATTGGTTTTGCAGTGCCCAGCACCGAGGCCAGATAACTGACATCATGGCTAACGGTTGAAGGCCCAGCACCGGCTGCATTACGCCCCCGGCAATGTTCAATGACATGCGTAGTATCCAGATCTGTAAGTTTAACCAGGGAAATATCGCAATCCGCCAGAAGTTGGAGCACATACCCTTTCGTTCGTCCCGCCTTTCCGCCCAGATTGGGATCGTCTATGTACCGCCTGACCAGCTCACCCACCGTCATAACGTTTACGTCATTGAGGTTAGGAACGCCATTTGCTTCCAGCTCTGCAACTCTCTTTTTGCCCCATGTATCTGCCATAGATAGTTTGCTGAAGGTCCGGCTTTCCCTGTGAACATGCTTCCCACCAGATTTAACGCCGACGATGCAGCGGTAACGCACAGTCCCATCAGCTTTAGGGCGCTTAGTTGTGTTATAGTAAGCCATAATTTAAACAGTTCCGGCATTCCGGGACACCATGCATAAGGTGTCCTCTGTGGTGTCCTGAGAAAGCAAAAATAGACGAATATCAGACGAAATGCACGATAATATGACAAATGCTAAACCCCATCAAACCAGCGAAAATGCTGATAACGCAGGTGATCACTGGGTTGGTCGGTTTAGCGTGGCCCCTATGCTGGACTGGACTGATCGTCACTGCCGCTATTTTCACCGTCAGTTGACACGTCAGGCGTTGCTGTACACGGAAATGGTCACTACTGGCGCGATCA